CTTTACGTTGGTTGGCCTGGCATCCTCATTCAGTATCAATAACCTTGAATCATATGAAGGCGGTTGTACCCCGTGTTCGTCTACAAACCAATATGTATTATTCCCAAGTGGTGGAATGGGCGACCCATTCATAACCGGGCATTTGTAAAGACTTAAAAATTTCCAGTCTCCTGGTTGCAGGTTTTCGAAGTCTACATCTTCAATTGGTTTTGTAAATTGTATCAACCTACCGGCTAAATTAGTTGTGTCCATATCTTTTTATTTTAAATTGTTTTATTTCCGATTAAGAATAATGTTAGGTTCTGAGCTGCCTGATCAACTCCTCCCGCCATGGTAACGCTTAACTCTACTACGTCACTTGTAAGTAAGGCTATGGTTGGGTAATTTAGGGCATAGGGCATCTCTGCACCCTCTGATGTGGTCTCATTACTATCGAATGTCAGCAAGGTTGATAGTATTGAGTTTCCGTTTTTCTTTATATCAATTGTAAGTTTTAAAAAACCAATTGCAGGTTTACCTAATTGCCCTCTAATAGCCGTAACTGTGAAGGCATAAGGTATTGCAGCGCAAGGAATCTTGATTCCTGCTGTAATGTCAGAAGTTGCATCCGACATGGCATAACCTAATGCCTCAATGCCGGTACCACCATCAAGGCCGTCAATGCCTTTAAATTTCATTGGATAACCATATGTAGCTCCACCATCCACCGAAATTGCCATGTACATATCATCCGGTTCAACAGTAGGGTGCCATGTAACCCCTGTCTGGGTATACCTGAAGATTACTTGAGGAGCGTCAGTTCCCGCAGCTCCGTCATTCCCTTTGAATTTTAAAGGATCACCATACGTCACTCCTCCATCTACCGAAAACCGTACATAAACGTCAAGTTCTCTCACATCCGGATGCCACATCGGACCAATTGGTACTGGCAACTCACCGTATAAGATTGTTACGGGTGGTGCATCATCTCCGGCGGGTCCGGGTGTGAGTGATATGTTACTCAATGCTTCCTGTGTTGCATACCAGGTGTCAATCTGGTGGCCAAACCTGTCCTTTACAGCCATAGTGGCCACGTTGGCCGTATTAGCAGTTCCGGAATTAACCGATAAGTATACATCAGCGAGTTTGGGTGAATCTGTCGAGGGGTCTGTGACAGTCTGAGTGCTTTGGTTTGCCTTACCTGCTCCAGTATCCTCAATCGTCCACTCTCTCCATGACTCTCCATTAAGTACCCTGTAATACTTTACCCCTGAATTAAATCGTATTTCTTGGGTTAATGATTCTGCAGAACTATAAAAAACCGTTAGCGAAAAATTTGTTTCGTTATGAAAAGTATCGTCATTCAGAGTTATGCCGTAGCTACCTGGATCGATCATATCGAGTAGATACGACATATCGCGAAATATATATGTAGCCTTTTTAAGATAGTCTGTAATATTAGATCCACCGCCACCGCTTATTACTTCCTCAAAATTCGCATACTCATTAAGTTCTCCGGAGCGTCTGAATTTACGGCCGTCCAAAGTCTCAATGACGTGGATATACTCCGTTCCTAAATTCATGTACCGGACACTGAATTTAAAATGGTTGTATCCAAACATGTTTTGCCCGGCATTCTGGAAGGTAACGTCATAATCCCCCTCCGGAATATCGGATCTGTTCAGCCAGTCAGTAGTAGTTTGAAACCTACCTGTTTTGAGTGTGGTATCAAAAAGCTGTTTAGAACTACGGGCACTGGCTACCTTATCCGCAGCATTAGAACTGAAGTCATCAACAATGTCATCTTCTTTTATTACGACGCTGTTAATAATCTCAATCTCTAAAGACTGGTGTTTGTCAGCTTTGATTTTTTTAAGAACATTATCAAAAATGACAGCTTTTATCTGCTCTATAATTCCGTCTCTTCTCATGCTTAGAATAGTTTTATCTCCCAGGTACCATTTATTGTTAAGTCCTCAATTTTATTGAATGCAGGCCATACTTTACGGGCAAACAACGAGCCGTCTTTTAAAATAATTCCGAATTCGCAAAATGTAGTTCCGTTTCCCTGTGCAGATCCAAATTGAAACTCTAAGGTTAGCTTTCCATTCGTTATCTCTCTGCTAGTTATAGCAAGATTTACCGGAGATAGAATTTGAGTATCTAGACCGTCTGCAGGTTGCGACTCTACTCCAACCTGTATTTTATCAATACCAATATCATTGGTTCCGATCAACATAGATAATAGTTTAGCATAGCCGTTACCGACAATCAGGTTATTACCCTTATCCTCTTTCACCAAAACCCCTTTGTCGTAGAATTTCAAAGTAAGAAATCCCTTAATTCCTATCTTTTCCATTCTAGTATAGTTTTATAATATAGTTCATTGCCACGTATGGAGACATGTTATTGTGGGGTAAGCCTCCACCATTATTGTAATTCTCAGCAGCTGTGGATCCGGTCAGTATCTTGCTGTCAAGTACAGGTGTTACGCTAGATCCGGTTGCACCAATTGCACCAATTGAAGAAGAACCTCCTTGAATAGCATGCTGTACTACATGTGAGTGGGGTATCTGTTGGTGTGAATGCGAAGGCATTTCAGGAACAGTTAATAGGTGGTTAATTTCTCCCCCAGTCGATCCGAGTTTATATGCTGATGTAATAAGTATATCACAACCGGAACCCGTACCACCCGTTAAGGTTATCTGAGTACCTGATACAAACCCTTCTCCACTTGATATAATTTGCAAATTGAAAGCTTGCCCTACCCCTATAACTTTGAAAGTGGCTTCCACACCGCCAACAGGAGCTGCTGCTGTTAGTGTTTCTCCCATTTGGTACTCATTACCCTGCCATTGTATCTGAATGGCTGCTATACCCTTTTGAATGACTGTCTGTGAAGGCTGAATCATTGGTATGTTGAAAGTTGTTGCCCCTACCCCGTATGGACTTGAAGGACCACCTAAAGCTGCATATAGATCTGCATAGTCAGTAATACTCATTGCACTCCCATCACATTTACTCCAACCCGTTGGTAATGTAAAACCCGGCCATATGCGAACTGTTCCGGCTGGTGTAAATAGCCCGTCTACGAAGTTTTTCAAAAAAGGCCGAACAATAATCGCTGTAATATTCTTTGTTCCGTTGGTTGCGAATACAGAATCTACCTGCGCCTTTAGATACGTTAATGTGTTCATATTTTAGTTGTAAAAGTCATTATTAAAATCATTATTAAAGTCTCCGGTAGTGTCAATTACCGCTGTCAAAGTCAAAGTATCCCGTTCAATTTCGGGTATATTAAATATACGATCCTCAATTAAATCGATACCTACGTATATCTCAGTCAGAATACAGATAGCCCTCTTATAGTAGTTAATATAAGTTCTTAGAGTTGGCAAAGTATTCCTATCAAAGTATGAGAGGTCATCCGGATTTAATGATATTCTGAACGCACACCATACATTCTCGCCTCCCGGTATAATCGGTACGTTTTCCTCAATTAACTTTGGGGCAAATCCAATCAGTGAGCAAGCTTTTTTTATTGCGTAAATCGTTCCTACGTGCCTGTGAAGTTCTATTGCATTCTTGATCAAATTACGCTGTTGCAATTCAGTTGTACACTGATCAAACCCACGGAACCCGTCAACGTCTAACTGTTTAGCCAGCCACGGTAAAGCGGAACTATCAACGCAATCTACCAGATAAACCATGACAGGTGAAAGATCAATGTCGTCAAATTGCTTTGCAATCATGTCGTCAAATACTCCCAACCTGGAATTTGCAATCGCTGATGATATCGTTTTCACTGCTAAATGTATTTATCCGTTATTAGAACCTGTTACAGTAACTGTCAATCCACTTTGTTTTGCAAGTTCCCATGGTTCAATTATCAGATTCCGTCCGGTCAATGCTTTTGTCGAATCAATTGTAACTGTTATGTCATATACACCTTCAATTCTGCATATGCTTTCAATGTAAGAAGCCACCACATCAATACCTAACATGGTATAATTTGCTATTCCAAAAGAGTTTAATATGACGGTTAATTTCGTTATTAAATCAACTCCGTTATATTCGGGTCTTTTCACAACATTAATTTCAAGTTGATAATCTACTACTTCAGGACTTTTCACTAATACAGTGTCTGTCATTGGTCGTACATTCTCAGCTCTCAATACCGTTTCAATTTCAGTAATAAGCGAACTTGAGGGTATCTGTCCGTCTTTTAAAAGAGGGTATATCCATACTTCACCAGGGACAATGGTATTGTTTTCTGAATAGGTAACTACCGCAACGTCCGTGATTAGTGCATTTGCAGATTTAGTCCAGAATATGTAAGCATTACGGCTCCCTGCTACACTGTATTGTGAAGTTGCCAGTTTAATTCGGTCCCTTAATTGTTGGTCCGTTTCTTCGTCACTTCCGCCTGAAGTAAGTTCCAAATTTGAAACGCTTGAAATATATGCGTAAACGTCCTGTAAAACTGAAACTACGCCAATATCATATCCATTTCCTGAAATTCCGGTTGTCTGACAGGTAGCAAGTATGCTGACCGAATTCACACCTTCATTTACGGTGATGTCATCTACCGTCTCAAATATCGCATTACCATCCGTTGATCTCACCCTGGTACCTATTGGAATAGTAACCGCTAAATGCCCGTTTATCAAATTAAATAAAAGAGTACAACTTGCTGATGCTGCAGGTAGTCGAACTATATTAAAAAGAGCTGCCAGATAATCCAACACCGGATTTTGTGAGAAGTCGACCAACATAGCCTTTCCAGTCTCATTAATCCTGTTCATGGTTAACGTCTTGTGGTAAGCCATACAGGAACAAATAGAGTATTCAGGTTGTCCAGGATAAATCTCACGTCCTGTTAAGGCTGTGAAGTCTGCCAGTATCTCAGATAATATCTTTGCCGGATCCGTTTCTACGAAAATAGGTTCTGTTAGTGCCATTTCTTAATTCGTTATTTTATGAATAAGCTTCATCCTGATATGAATCAGCATACGCCTTTTGTATTTCAGTCAAATTCTGTGTTGAAAGATCACTCAAATCAACGGTTATCTGAATGGGTGTATTTGTTTCTGTAAATAACCCTTCAATATGAGCCGCAACCTTTCCATCATATATGGTTCGTTTTACCTGGCTTATCGTTGCTCTTTTTTCCCACCTTTCCAGGTCTTTAATTATCTGTGATGCAAAATCACCTTCATACTGATTTACAGGCTTATCAATGTAGTTAAATACTCCGCTGCCAAATGCTGCCCTGAGTGGATCACTTCCAGGTATGGTATTTAATATGATATGCCAACTTTGAGCGATATCATCTACACCGGATACGATAAGCCCAAAACCATTATAATTTATATCTTCTAGGTCATAAGGATTTTTATTCCCTAATCCATTATCTTTTGTTTTCGCAATTACATCGTCTATTGTTTTCGCAATTCCAATTTTACCTATATTTATTGATTTATCAAAACTCATGGTGTTGGTGTTGGTGGTGCACCTATGGAAGCATGCACGTGAGTTAATAATGATACATTTCCTATCCCGGCTATTTGTCCTATAATATCCCCTGAAACGGTTAACTTTGCGCAATTAAAAACTAGTTCACCTGTTAATCCAGCATCAATTGTAAGTTTCTTAGTTGAATTATCATAAGTCACTTTTGTTCCGTCCTTAAATTCAATTCCTTCTACATTCTCACTAGCCCAGATTGGAGGCTTCACGTCATCATTGGGTACTTCATGGATTATCTCACCGTCTTCTCCATTATCATGCATGAGTACCGCAACCTGCATATTGACTTCAAAGTACCTATTTTCCTTTATATTTTTTGGTAATGTCAACCAATCGGATACAATACCTAAATCGTCAAAGTTTACCCTTGCCCGACCTGTCGAATAATCAACTTCACTAATTAGTCCGTATCGTAACATTCAATTATTGATTTTCTTCTATTTCATCATTAGTGTCCAATTGAACTGTTTCCGATTGCGTTGGTTTAGGTTTCGCAACTCTGGGAACCCGTTTAGGTTTCGGAATTGTTCCCGTCTTCCGGATCTCTAAACTCGTTGTATAAACCGAACCTCCTGAAACAGTGTGCGTACTAGTTACGTTGTGATACTTTCCGCTGGGTAATCCAAAACCTGTTAAATCAAAGTTCACACCCGAAACAAGCAACGGATCACCCGGTAAATCATTCAACGTTCCAGACTCCTTGAATTTATTCTTATTCCAAAGTCCGCCTTTGACTTTCATTTCAGCCTGTTGGATATTTCCGGCTTTCCCGCCCAAAACGTGAATATCAACAACGTTATTATTCAAGATATCAGTCACCTCGCTTTTTATCAACTTCCCTTTTTTCGGGTTTCTATGGACAATCGAAGCTGAAGCATAAGTATCGTATGTTTTATTTGTCAACGAATAACTACCTATATCTGTCTTGTCAATCTCCATAACAGACGGAGAATTATCCAGTGTATAGTAATCTACAAAAACAAGATCGCTCCCTTTTATATAAAATAAGAATCCGTACTCTTTAGCTATCTCACTCAAAAAAGCCAGATCCGTTTTATTTTCCTGAGTCTTACGGTCCAGGTTGATTTGATTTAATTTCAGACTTGAATTATCAATCAGTCTTAACCCGTGTTTGTTGCAAAAAAACAACGCTATTTGTTTCAAAGTCATCTCTTCAAATGCTTTGTTATTCCGCGTCCTGAGTGCCTTTGTTATTCCTGAAGCGATTGTTTTGATTTCTATCTCGTCAGGCACCCCTGATAATGTCACCTCGTCCACCTGAAATATGCCACAATCAATCAGCTTGTCATTATATCCAATATAAGCTTGAATCGTATCTCCTTCCACAGGATACCAGTCTTCGCTCCAAATTCCTGAAGTATTATCGAATTTCAACGTGCATTCGTCACTGGCACCTTCTTCATGGTCCGTATAACTAATACTTGAAAGATATTTTTCTACCGTTGTAGCAATATCCTTGTTATTCCATATTATTTTTACAACCGGCTTCATTGCTAGTTCTTCCATGGTGCCAATTTCGTTATTATCAATGCCGAATCAGTATTCTCAACAATGGGAACTATTAAAGTTGTTCCGTAGGGTAATATAGGATCAATTGGAACGCCTGGATTAGCATCAACCAATGTCTTTATACCTTTCATACTGCCATAGTATAAGTTGGCCAAATAACCCCACGTTTGACCTTGCGAACATATATGATTAATAGACTTACTCATAAATACTTTTTAAGCAGGTTTCTTTCTATTAATCTTAGTGATACCAAAGGCCACGTAATAAAAACTGTTTTTATTAATCTTAGTAGGATTAATAAAATTACGGGTGAAAAGATAAATATTATCACTGCAACTATAAAATACACTATTATAAGTATCATATTCCTCCCTCCCTGCTTCCAATTACCGCCGCAAATGGTGTACTTGCTATATTGAGTGCATATACACCGGAACTTAGTAATTCACCGTTATTCATTAAATCAGCATAATCCTGCAAACTGTCCGCTCCCAATATAGCACCTGGAATGCTGTTTATCTGTTCAGTGGCTATTTGTATTCTTGAAGCCAGTATCTTTATATTCGTCAATGTACCTGTTGCCTGGTTAAGGGCCATATGTACCTGCGTTGAGCCTCGCTGTATCATTTTACGGGCATTATCTATCTTTGAAGTTGCCACATTAAAATTATCAATTGCACTCTGAGCACTCTGTTGTAACCGATTTAATTTTCCGGCTGACATTTGTCCCTTTGCTATTTGTGTACTAATCTGTTTTGAAATATCAGTTCCATGTTTAATCGAAGTTACTATCAATACCATTGGCGTTTTAATAACTGTCAATGGAAGAGTGGCAACCGGGTTACTGTTTACAAAAGCTTTCCCTGTTTGTTTAACCAACGATTCAGTCGTGTTATACTCTAATAACCGCAACGTTGCTGAAATATCCGTTATATATCCGTCCGGTAATGCGTTTACAATATCTTCCTGAATAGAGGTAATCACAAACTTCCCGTAATTCTTTCCAGTTCCGTCAACCAGGTTCGATACTACTCCGCGGGTCCTGATTGAGTGCAATGCTTCCATTTCACTTTTAGGAGTACAAAATTCCGAACTTAAAAAAATACCCAGTTCAATTTCTTCCAACTTCTCACCGACATTCTGAACTACCGGTTTACTTCCTATAATTGCGATCTGCCCGTAAAGAGTCTCCCTTGAACGATTCCATGATTGAGGTAACTTAATACCTTCGAATTTATATGTGCCTAGCTGGAGAAACATGTATATTATAAAGCTTGGTATGATATTCTTTGATTATTTCCTGCTATTTTTTTTAAAAATTGCTCAAATTCTTTTTGATTATCTTTCAATAATTTCATAAAATCAGCCTTATCTGTCAAACTTCCACCATTCAAATGAATAACTGGAGCATAATGAATAACTGGAGCATTTGAGTTAACAGTACTATTTGTAGCAACTGTTTTGACTGTATCTCTTTTATTAGTTGAGTGTATTTGAACAACCTTTGATTCTTTATGCGCTTGTACGGTTGCTTTTTCCTTGTCTTTTACAATCGCTTTTTCTTGTGCAAGTATCTTTGAAAAGGTAGGTTTTATATTTTGAGTTAACTTAACTGTTTTCTTCATTGCATTTTCAGCAGCAGAATATCCGGATAAGTCCTTAACTCCTTTTAAAGCTTCTTTACCGGCTGCTGCAAACTTACCTTTGAATAATAATCCAATAGCCCTTCCCATTGAACCCAATCCGGATATGATGCCTTTAATCCTGTCAAGTACGTATTCTTTTAATATGTTTCCAAATCCCTTCACAACTGCCCAGGTAGTCTTTACCGCTGCCCTGAATCCTTCAAACTTTTTCCATGCCAATACCAATCCTGCTACCAATGCAACAATACCAATAACTACCCACGTGATTGGATTTGCAAGTAATGCAGCCGTGAATGCCCATACACTTGAAGTTGTTATGGCCGTCCACATAGCAGATACTTTTTGAGCCGCTGCTAATGCATAATATTGAATTTTGAAAAGCAACATGGAGTTTTTAGCTAGACTCATTGCTTTTGAAACCGTTCCAACAAACTTAATTACCGTTCCTGAAACAACATTAAATGCCCCCATAACAATAAGTAGCCCCGCAATTACTGACGCTACTTTTACTAAAGTTGAAAATAAATCTTGATTTCTTTTTATCCAGTTTCCAAATTTATCAGCTAACTTTGATATTTTATCAGCTAACTTTATAGCTGTTGGAAGTGTGGAAATGGCTATTTGATTTTTTAATCCGTCAAGTTGAAGTTTTGTATTGGCTACTGAAGCTCTGTATTTACCAAATGCTGCTATATTTTCACGTGATAAATATGCATTTGATTTTCTGAATTTATTTCCTAAATCCTCAATTGCTTTACCTCCTTTATTGAGCATTGGAATCATATCCTTTCCGGATTTACCAAATGCCAACATGGCTAATGCAACCTTTGTAGGTCCGTCCTTTGCATTTTTATATTTATCGGAAAGTTCCTGTATTACTTTTGCAGTCGTTTTTAGTTTACCGTTACTATCTTTTGCGCTGACACCCATCATAGACATGATTTTTTGAGAAGCCTTTTCTCCATGTGCTGCCAATACCATAGTTTTAGAAAGCTTTCCCATACCGACTTGAAATTGTTCTACACTTACATTACTTCTCTTTGCAGCATAGCTTAATTTTTGAAATTCTTCAGTTGATAATCCTATTTTTTGAGAGGTGAACTGTACTTCTTTTGCTTTTTCATTTACTGCATTGAAATTTGCGAATAAAGCACCGGCTATTGCTGTTCCAGCTGCCATCATAACGGCTCCAGACTTCTGTAATGAACCTCCAATTGCTTTTGATCTCTTTTGAAAATTACTCATAGATTTGAATGACTTTCCCATGGCTTGGTCAACAATACGGGACATTTTGTCCGTTGCCGATAGAATTAAACCAAGTTTCATAACGTCTGCCATACTTTATTTTCTATGTAAATTTGCAAGTCAACAAAAATAAACCTCTTAATTTGTTATTCTGATTAAGTTTGATTTGAGTTTGATTTGAGTTTTTGCAATATTAAAAAAGCCACCGGTTAAAGTGGCTTAATTATTCTTTGGCAAATCCCAGTATAATGACTTCTTTTGGTGAGTTTTGTACGTTTAATTCCAGTTTATATTGTTCGGCTGCGCTATCCAAACATTTATAATAAAATTCAACGTCATACTTTAATACTTCATTTATTCCCGATCCGGTATAGTGTGCTAAAAAAATAACATCGTCAATCGGGATTATGCGTTTTTTGGTGATTTCTTCCCTCCATAATCAGACATATCACCGTCGTTAATGAAAGTGATCACTTCAAGAATCTCTTCATCGTCGAAACTGTTTATTAAATCTTCATAAACAACAGGAAGGTCATTTATTCTAACACTTGAAAGTTGTTTTCTAAAATTTTCTTCAGCATCGTTGGTTGAATTAACTTTTTTGTCAGTGGCAACTTCTTTTGCTTGTAATTTCATGATATATTCAACCGTTTTCTTTCCGCTCTGAACAATCATATCGAGTTTAATTTTCTTATCAAACGAACATAAATGAGTACGCTTTATAGTACCTTCGTTTATTTTTCTTTTAAAATATTTTTCTTCGGGCATAGTATTTTTATTTAATTTATTAGGATTAAAAACCATTCCGGACATTGTGCCGGAATGGTTTATCTTATCTGTGAAAATCAATCTTTAATCTGTGAAAATCAAATTCCAAGATTTTGTTTATAAGCAGCCAACTGATCAACTCCGTCAATTCGGAATATGTTGTTGATGATATCCAATTCTACAATGGCACGCCCGTTCACTTCTTCTTTGATATACGAAATATCAAATTTAGTTGACAGGTCCGTATCTTCTTTGGCCTTGAATGCTCCCAGTCCATGATTGTTTGAGGTACCACGCAAATAAACAACAACAGGTTGTTCGTCTGTTACGTCTCCATTGGTGTACACGGTCTTGTTACTCCTTACCATTAGTTCAATGGCCTTACGCGGGTTCGCACACGCAACTTGTACGTCATTGTCCGGATAATTCCACTTAATGGTTGCTTCCAGTGCGTCGACTCCATTGAAAAACTTCAACGAGCCAATCAAACCAAGAGCCTTGTATTCAGATTTTGAAAACTGAATTTCAGGTAATGACACTTCAGACGCTTGTCCGTGTGTCGACGTTCCGTTAATATAAACGTTAGCGTCCTGTACTTTTGATATTACTAAGCTCATGATTATTTCAGATTAGAAAGTAATGAAGTATCAATGTAATTGTCGAAGGTGATCCGTTCACCTGGTGTTGGGAACATGTACACGGTTGTAAATACTACATGTCCGTTTGCAAGTTCTTCAGTTGAATTCTTTGCAGGATCGTATGTACATTGGCTACCTTCCAGTAAAGCCTTACGCGCAATAAGTCCGTTAAAATAATTATTCACAGTCTGACGCACCAGGTCAATATAAGCCTGGATAATTGGCTTGTCAATATATGGCAACATGGCCAGTTCAATTGATTCGTCTACAATATCCTTTGTTCTTTGTCCACACTCGAAAGTCAATGCTCCGGTTTCAGTTGGAAACGAAGAGTTACGGTTTCCCCATAACCTGAAATCAGCACCATAGTTATTAAATACGGTTGTAATTCCGGAAGCATTTAATAAGTTCGTTTCTGTTGTCGGATCATTAATAGCTGCTGTCAGTTCCGTTTCAAGTCCGGTGATTCCGTCAATGGTATTATTCGAGGAACTTACCCAGAATCCTCCACCTGCTGTTTCACTTGTTGCATCTACTTTTGCCCGTATTGCAGCCGCATATGTAGATAGTGGAACTACTGTACCTGTACTGTTTTTAAGTCCGGGATAATAAAGCATGGCACGGGTTGAAGTAGATGCCCAAAGTCCCGCAGTAATACGCAACGCTATTGCTCCGCTGACAGTAGTGCCCGTTGGAGCGTCCAGATAAGCACAACCCCTGAACTGATTAGCTGAAGTTGTCAATGCTGCTGCAACACCTGACAAGCCGGTAAATCGAGGTGCAATAAACACCTTGGCATTAAATCCGAACTGACTGAATGCAGTTTCAAAACATTTAAGCCCTGTACGAACTCCGTCAGTGACTGAACCTGTAAAATCAGCAGCTACCGGTGTAGGTGTTCCGGTCCCAACTGAAACTACTAACACTGTTGCACCTGTTTTCTTTGTGATCGACCGGATAATAGCTAATGCTTCCGGAATGGTACCCAACAAACCAAACTGAGTGTCGTCCTTTTCAGTAGCACACAATATCAGTTTATCAGTATCTCCGGTTGCAGCAGTTCCAATCAATCCTATAACAGCAGTCTTCACCGTGTTTACAAGTGCTATTTGTGGTGAGGTAATTGTTTCAACCCCATGTAAAAAAGTATCACTCATTTTATTTTTTGGATTTTTGTTTAATAACATATCCCTTTTTTACAAGGGATTTTACATAACTTGTGTCTGGCAGTTCTATCGTTTCACCTTTATCGAAAATATAATCTTTTCCATTATCAGTAAATGATATAATACCATGTTGATTTGTGTACTTATCCATTGGTATCAATTTTTTTGAAAGTTGGGACCACCGGTTCAGGTAAATTCTCAATGGCTTTAATTGAGGTTGAAAAACTGATCATATAATTCCAGTCGTTTTGGGTACCTGAATCAATATATCCGTTTTTTATCAACTTTATTTTTGTGAATCCACGAAATTTATACCCTAATAATTTTGTTTTAATATCACTGATAATGGCAAAAATACCTGAAGGTCCTTTTCTGGTTTTACTTCGTAACAGGATTTCAAAATTGACAGTTTCATTCTGAATAATAATGTCTGTACTTTCCGGACTATCATAATCAGAATTCGTACAAATAACATAAACAGCCGGCTTAGTGAAATTCTTTTGATACTCCGCTTCATTGTCCGGCAAAGGTTTTGCCAGGTAAATGGTATTTAATTCAGTTATATTCTCGTCCGTATCTACCAATTTAGGACAAAGCAAATCGGAAATATCAATCTCCAGTTGTTCGTAGTTAATCATTGTTTAATTCAGCATACGCAATATAAGTCTGACCATCAAATTTGGTATTAACTTCTTTTATTACGAGATTATAACCCTTTACAATGAGATATTGTACGTTTCCGTTATCAACCAATGTTTTTAAATTTAGAAATTGATTAATAGAGTACTCAAACCAATATTTATATGGTCTGTATTCATACCTGTCACTACTTCCAATTGAAACAGGTTCTGTTGGACAATTGAAAAGCACCTTCTCAGTTTGCGCAATAGATGAATCCGACGGTGTCCAAACAGCCGTATCTCCGAACACTGATTGCGTGCCCGAAAATACAATCTGCTGGATGTCGTCAAATACGCTCATTACACGTTTTCGTTGATACTGATTTGAACAGTAGCGTCACCACTAGCAGCTGCTGTGTAAGCCCAACCAACCAATGTATTACTTGTAGCTGTTGTGGTTACATTTTTAGCAGTACTGTCAAAGTATACCTTTGCACCGATAGTAATTGCACCGGTTGCTTTTGGCACTTCGAAAACACCTTCTGTCAATGAGACATAAGTTTCACCTTCTGCTGCAGTTGTCATTGCTACTGCTACTTTTGAACCGATCAAATGCAAGTCTCCGGAAGTTATTCCGCCTGCAGGAGCTGTATTCTGAATTCGATCGCCTTCGCAAATGTAATTTTTCATTCTGTTTATTTTTTTATGTGAGCGGACTTTCATCCACTCACTGTTTTTTCTTATCTGTGTAAATCCTTATTCAATCTGTGTAAATCAGTATACAGATTATTGACCTGCATTCTTATACCACCCACGATAATCAATAGCAGCGACACCAAACTCAGCTGCAACAGCGAATTTAATACCTTGAGTATTGAAATTATCTTCACGATTAGCACGTAAACCTCCGTTACCGCTCAAATAAGCATGATACAGACCGTCAATGGCAGCAGGATCAGCAGCCAGGAACCAAGCGTTTCCACTTAACCGGTGTTCAACAATTAACGTGATATTCATAGTTGAAAACACGTTTACGCTTGACGATTGTGTTGGTGCGATAACTGCCAGTAATTTACGGGCTGTGATTTCATTTTCAGGAGATACAACCAGCAATTTAGGAACAACGCGTAATGTCTTTCCAGCAATTCCAGTTTGTTTTTTCATTGCAAGAACTGCAGCAGTTAAAGAAGCTTCGCTCAATGCTGAGCCGGAACCTGAAAGATTGGCATGATCAGCATGGAATAATGTTTTCCCGTCGTCCATTTTGACATTGGCAGTTAACATGTTCCAAACCATATCACCACGTAACAAATCCCAATCCGTAACAAATTTCTGTGGAATACGTTCGAATGCTGACATGTCGTCATTGATAATCATTTTGCGGGTCAAGATCAAACCTTCTGCAAATGTTTCCACTGCAATAGTTTGTTTTGCTTCCTTCATGCTACCATATTTGATTTCATCACCTTCTGGTAACTTTTTCATACCGTTGGAAGAATCAATCTGATACATGGCCTTTGCCTTGAAATCATTCACGGAAGTTTCACGCGAAATCATTCCCCAGTATTCTTCTGCAAGTTGATAGTCAGCACGAAGCGATTTGTTCAACACGTTTTCAAGAATCAATGGGAAATCAGAAGTTGACATATCACGTTGTTGGCCCATGATAATCAATTGAGCAATCTCTTGCTTATCTTTTCCACGGACATTCACACCTTGACCAACGAGAATCTCTTTTCCGATTTCCAGTAAACTCATTCCACGGAATTCATTACCACCTTCTTCAAGTTTGAAAATGGAAGGATTTGAACGGTGCAACATAGCATTTTCAATACCACGTACTTTCTTTTCAGCTCCTGTATCACCAATATGAGGTGCAGGTTTAGGATCTCTTTTTACAAAATCGTCAATAACAGATTGACGTATTTCTTCAACTGTGTTTTCTCCATTGAAAAAATCAATGGCCCTGGAATCTTCCATTCCTGCAGCTCGTGTACTTTTCAGAATAGAGTCTAAACGGATCCTGCGATCTGCTGTAGCCTGGCTTCTGATTCCTTCGATATTCACAACATTTACAGGTGTTTTTGCCGGATTTTCCGAACGAATTGCGTCAAGTGTCTTTTCAGTGCTGAAAAGCTCCATAGCGCGAGCATCGTCCAATTGTGCCGAACGGCAAATGCCTACAATAGCTTCGATACGGCTTTTATCTTCAGCAGTACCACCGGCTCTGATTTCTTCAATGGTTTTAAACATGTTTGTTTCGTTTTTTAAATTATTTTCAATGAAAAAAGTATTTTGATTAGTATCATTGCTCCGCATAGTGGAGTTTATGTCCGCTGGTATAGGCGCAATGGCAACATGGTTTGGCTCCCAGTCTGTCATTTTGTAAGTTACTGTATTGGTAACTGTATCTTCTTCCCTGATTCCTTTATATATGGAATAACCAACAGAGAATGTATCAAGAATTCCACTTATTAAATCTGCACGGGTTGCATCGCTGCATTGTGCTCCTAAAGTGACAGTTCCGACCATGGATTTATTTTCAAATCGTACATTTGAAATTTTACCCATTACATTTTCAGGTTTTACAACAGGGTTGAATCTATCCGGATGACTGTCAAGAAGTGAAATACCTGCATCTACACGTCCCATACGGACATTTTTCTTATCACAAAGCAAAACTTCAGAATAGTTTTCATCCCAATTACACCGGAGTACCGGAGTTTCAGTTGCAAACGTGATATCAAATGTTCCGGCTTCTGTATTAAAGCTGTTTTGTACTACCTGAGCTTGTGCCCTGTATTGTACACCGATTAATAATTGCTTTGTTTTTGGCATAATAATTAATCTAAAATTGTCCAGTCTTCAGATAATACGTCAGAAGTTGAAGGATTCCAACCTGAAATAAGATTACTTAAACCAACAATTGCTAATTGGTTGTTATAATAAATAGCGTCAATTTGTTCAGAAGTATCATTGAATCTTCTTACAAATTCTTTTTTTACTGATTCAGGTAGAGATTGCATTTTTGGTACAATATCTTTATGGATAGTCGAAGGAACTTGCATAAAAACAAACATTACTTTTCCATTCCAACCCTGTCTACTAACTCTTTTACCAGCTTTTAAAGCTTCAATTGCAATTCCAAAATTCATATTAATAAAATTATTGGTTATATTTTATACATTCTCGTTTACCTTTGCTTCAACAGGTGCCATTACGACACTCGTAAAGTTTATCCCGGCATCTGCCATTTTCTTACGCTCTAATTTCACTTCTTCTAAGAACTCGTCAGGGTCGCGTCCGTCTTCCCGTACTATTTCACTCCAGGTAGTTATCCCAGCTGAAATCTGTGCGATTCGTGCATTTGTTTCTTTTACAGGATCCAGTTGCTGAACTCTTGGAGCTGTCCAGTCACTTGCATCACAATCGACATAAACACCTGTCAAACCAACCATAACTAATGAATCCATAAACCACCTCCAGATAGGAACGCAAACCTGTGGTACCATTAAGTTATACTGAAGCTTCCTAAAACGTCCGCTAACGTCTATCTTTGCCATTCGACCGCTTGTGAAGTTCACGTTGCTGTAATCCATGGTAAGCATTTCATATGTTATCTCGTATCCGGCTGCAATACCCTGCAAAATTTTCTTTGAGTATTCTCCATAACCGTCCGCTGCCGGTGGATTTGAAAATATAATCTCTTCTTCTTGTTGCAGGTATTGTATGATACCCGGTTCAATATGCTCAGTTAAATCTGTATCTTCTCCTACTTTGAACTCGTGATTTTTTACAAAAGCTGCAAAAGCTGCAGCTACTTTTTGCCGCATGAGTTGCGCATCTTCATAGTCACTGAAATCGGACATTTTCATGAAAGCAGAAACACCACTTGGAACTCCTCTTACTTGTCCGGCCCGTAATACTTCAAAAGGTTGCAGAACGTCATCAATTGAAATAAGTTCGGACTGAATACCGGTCCAGTTAACAGCCATATCATTTGGGTTTGAACTCCATACCCAATATCCGGTTTTTAAACCTTCTTTATTGAACTGCACTCCTAACCTGCAATATCCTTCTTCATTTATAAAGTTTTTCTGGTGATCCAGCTGATCTCCTTCTAATACTTGTATTTTAATGGGGATCGGATTAAACCTGGTAGGTTTTACACGTCTCCGGATAATCAGACAATCTCCACCTTCCGAAATTTCAGACATGATCAACTGCTGTAATCCGTAAAAAGTATTATTTCCGTCCCAATCGCATTCGGTACTTTCAGCCCAATGTTTCCAAACCTGTTTAATTTTCTTTATCTGGTTCCGGGTTCCACTTGTTGGAGCCGGTCTTATTCCTTCGCCTACCGTGTTGGTAATTATTACGCCCAATGCTCTCTTTGCCCAACCGTTGTTACGTACAAAACTCCTACTTCTGTTTCTCAATGTCTGAAGTGCAACTCCAATCTCCACATTTGGACCATTGGAGGTTGCACCTTTCATACTTTTATTTCTTCGACCGTATTGTGCAGCTTCATAACTTCGCCTAGCCTGAAGTCTTCGCATTCCTTCACGTGGATTTATCCAGGCTACAGTTCTGTCCAGTAGATTTAATTTTACTTTATTCGAATCCACGGCCATATTCTGCAAATTTTCTATTGACAGTTTTTACATTCTTTCCCAAATCAGCTTCCATTTCCTGTTTAATCAGCTTCATTTCTTTAATAGAACGGTAGACAATCTCTTTGTCACCATACCTTACAGTAGTAGCTCCCAATGCAATAGCATCCGTGAGTTTATCAAGTTGTAACTGTGTATAGGCCATTCTTATTCGTTCAAATCAGTTTAATCAGTATCTTAGGCAACAAAAATAAACCTCTTAATTCATTATTTCAATTTAGTTTGATTTGAGTTTGATTTGAGTTTTTGCAATATTAAAAAAGCTACCCTTTTGAGGTAGCTTTAATTTCTGTTTTTTTAATAATGCTAATGCGTTAGGATCCTTGTTTTTTCATACCCCAGTGAACATATTATAATCCCGATTAACAAAATTAAAATCTAACTCTTCATTTGTATAATGTGTTAGCTCTTGAAGGGTTTCTTTCAGATATATTTTAGGTTGTTTAGATAAATCATTTAGCCATTCTACAAAACTCTGTGCTTCTACAACGTCATACTTTTTACCTGACATTAAACCAATTTTATATAAATCGCAAAATTCAAGCGTTGATCCTATCATATTTTTTGCAGAAACGAAATCAACAATCGGTTCAATACTTGCAAAGATTTTAAATCCTGCATTGTGAAGTTCCTTCATTGCTTGTATGCGCTGTAAATTTGTTGAAGCATTGGGTTCTAATTCATCATGTCCTGTCAAAGTAAAACCATATGCAATTAAATCTTTTCTATGATCTTTGTAAGTATCTTCGTCAAGAAGTAAGTCTTCAACCCACCATGTTGTTTTAGTCAAAACTTTAACAGGTATTTCGTTGAACTGACAAATTCCAATTGCGTCGTGTGTAAGATCAATTGTTTCTTTCAGAAAAGGATCGCTGGTAAATGTAAAGAACAAACCATGTTTTTGTAAATCTTCTTTATTTTGTAAAATTTCTTTCTTGAATATTTCAAGTGCGTTTTCTTCATTTTTAAAGCAGGATTTCAGCTCCGGTTTATCACCTCCCATTGCTTGAGCTAAAACTCCTTTTTTCAGATAGCAATAAGTACAACCATTTGAACAACCTTTGTAAAAATTACATGCCCAATAACTATATTCACCGGCTTTCCCGCTAGGGTTATAAATAGCCTTACCTTTGAAGCTTTTAATTTTTTTATTAAATACTACTTCTTCTCCAAAATCGCAATATTGACCACGGAACTCGCACTTGCCATTTTTACCATTATCTGGTTTGTATGATTCACATTGTTTTCCACAATCTGATTTTTCATAACAAGTATCAGCTTCCATGCAATAAACAAAATCTGATTTTGAATGTGGTACCGGAATTGCTTCAAGGACTTTTAATTCATTCAATCCTTCTTCTTTCATTATCTCCCGAAAGTATTCTTCTGAATGTGCCGTTTCAGCATCTTCATTTTCAAAATAAAATTTCTTTTTCATATCAATATCTGAATTTAGTAAATTGAATAATTGCAAGCGGTTTACTTAAATCATATCCTTTAAACCAGGATTTAAAATCTTTAATATCCAAGCCGTCATTGTTTGCAAGTCGATTCGGAATAAGTGCAGTTATAGAACCGTCATTATCTACCCGTGGGAAACCGACAAGCGAATTATGGAAGGTTAGTTTCTGAACTCCTACGCCGTCATCTTTTTTTAGAGTTATAATGTCTTTCCATTTCGAACGATAAGCAATTCCACTCCAACAAACAACCCTCAATACAGCTTCACCCAGGTTAACCTGTTCTATTTTATCAACCCAGCCTTCATAATCCGCCCGGCAGGTATGCTCTTTGGGAAATAAGGCAGTTCCGTCGTCCATTATAAATGGCATTTCACCGTCTTTAACACGTAATAAAATACTTTCCCTGAAATACGTTGGTTCACCTGAACGCGGGTGTTCTTTCATAAATTGGCTACTCAAAATAAGAACAATCTGTTTCAATGGTTTTTCAATTGGTAAGTTGTTTTTCATTTACTTTTTCTTTAACCGGGTTATTACTCTTTAAAAAATATACTCCTGATTTAAAGTTTTCAATTACACTATCCAGATCCCATTCTTCGGTTTTTATTTCCGGTAGTCTTTTTACTTTAATTTTTACGATAATAATCCTAGCTTCAATATCTATTGAATGAACTTTAACCCAACTTAATAAACTATTTCCGGTAATAACAGATCCTTTTTCAAGGGTAATCCGGTAGTGATTATATGTTTTTTGAAGCGATTTAGATATAACTTCTCCAATAAATAACCTGATTGTTGATGATAGAATTGATTTTTTAGCAACTAATGCCGGATATTCTGCTAACATAAAATCAGAAGTTAAGCGGTTACTTTCCGCAAGTTGTTCATAGGCTCCACGAACATACCTCATACCAGGAGGTGGTAATGGTCGAATGGATCTATTTCTTTTTATCTCTGAGATTAATTTGCTTGTGTAATTTTTACATTCAACATCCAAAAGAAGTTGATCAATTGTCTCAAAAACTTTAGTACTAAATTCAAATTTTACAGGTTTTGTTTTCATTTTTGTTATTTGTTTAATTCGTATTTAATTATTTTGATTTACTATCTCAATTCCAAAATCCACCTGATTTTCTTTTCTTTTTTTCTTCCGGATCCTGTTCCGTTTCGTTATTCGAAGTATCCGGTGAGTTATTTTTTTGTTTCCGTTCCGTAACCCCTCCCAATGCTTTCAACTGTTCAGGTTTCAATCTGTCCAATCCTACTATCGAAGCAGCCGCCCTGGCATATACCCTGCAATCGAGCGGTTCATTACGTGCATATCGCTTTGTCCATTTCTTTTTTTTCTCTACCCAGTCTTCACCGGTTAGCCCTTCAAAATAACGGTTGTCGTATTGTGGAAAGTGGCAGTAGCAAGGTGGATAAGTTCCGTCTTCGTAGTTTGGTTCTATCTTAAACCATTCGTACAATTGAGTTTTAAGAAAAGATACACCGATATTCCACTGCTTTAATTTCCCAATCTTCTTTCCGTTTTTATTGTAATCAATTTGCTTTGGAGTTGAAAAAGCAATCTGCATTTTATCCTGGCCCTTGGTTGCCATGATACGCTTATTTCCAAAGGACCGTACAAAATCATAGACCTCAGACGTTGCATAACCGCTATCCACTGCTACACGAACTAATTGCAATTCCCTGCCGTCTTCACAAATCCAGGTTTCATTCAATACTTTTGCTAACTCCTTCCACACATCCGGCAAGAATGGACTTCCCAACAACGATCTGTAATCAATCGAATAACTGCTTTTATCGGCACACCAGCCAACTATCTCCAGTTCTATACGATCTTTCTGAATGTCAACCCCGGCTGTCATAAAACAAACGTCTGCATGTACGGTGTTTGGTGCATAGCTTTCACGCCTGTTGTATATGTTTTCCCAGTTCGGAGCTTCTCCACTTTCTTTCAACGTCTCCCCAAATATGGTATTTATAACCACGACCATTTTCTCAGGATTCTTTTTTGCCTGTTCATACTTTGCAGCGATATCACTCCAACTAAACCAACCCAGCGGGCTATAAAAACTATTCAGGTGAAATCCAATACGATCCTTACTGGTGTTTTCTGGTATCGTTGCAATCCATTCTCCATTCGCCAGCATATCTGGCTTGCTTATTTCTTCAATCAATGACCCACATTCAACACATGACATTCGTGCAGTCTCAGGTTTTCCATCTTCCCACTGAAGGTTTTCAAATTTCAATATCTGTTTAGCTCCGCAATGAGGACATGGGACATGATAATAATGCTGATCTGTTTCTTCGAATGCTGATTCAATGGCACTATGTCCCTCGATCGTTGGCGTAGAGATAATAAAAATTTTTTTCTTTGCAAATGTCCTCGTTCTAGCCTCTGCCAGTTCAATTGGTGAACCTTCTCCGTTCAAGTCTGTAGGATACCCGTCAACTTCATCAAGGAAAACATTCCGTATCGGTATAGACCGCAACCCCACAGGACTATTGGCACCTGCCATAAGAAGTACCCCCATGGGAAAGTTCTTTTGTGTAATAGTATTCTCTCCGCTCCGACTCTTTGCAGTTGACACTTTGCGTCTCAATGATTCACAAGACTGTATCATGGGGTCAATTCTCATTTTCGAGTTACGCTTCACCGTATCGTCCGTTGGTTGCACCATCAACGTCGGAGCTGGACTGTTGTCGATAATATATCCGATCCAGTTATTACCGGCCTCCGTAAATCCCAACTGTGCACCCTTCATAACAACCACATACTTGTAAGAAGAATATACAGATAAGCAATCCATGATTTTTTTCAGGTATGGAGTTCTGTCTGTTCGCCACCTTCCGGGCTCAGAAGCAGCCTCTGGTGATAACCACCTGTTCTGATCCGCCCATTCAGATACAGTGAGCTTTGGTACCGGACGTAATCCGTCCAGAAATCCAACTATCAGTGATATGTTTTTCTTAGTATTACTCAGCATTGAAGTATTGGCTACATTTAAAATTAACTCTTGGTCTAAAATCTTTGAAATCACAACTGTTTAAAATCTGTTTGCGATTGGTGTAGTGTGCCATGTCAAGTTGCCATTGAGGGATAATCTGATTTTTTTAAAATCCCTATATGGCTGGGCAAATGGATCTATTTTTAATTTTTTACAAAAATTAATTCGTTGATAACTATCTTCTAGTTCTGTTAATAGTACATAAACCGAAAATTTATTCGGTTTACAGTTGTATTTTCTTAATAGTTTAGTGGCTTTTTCAACGTGTTTCATTTGACTTAATGAATCGCAGGCCATTCTTATTGGCTTATACCATTTTACTTTTGATAGTAGCTTGGCAATTTCTTCATTTCCTGCTATAATTCTTGCGTCTAACCCTTGATTAAAGTCTATTTTTATACCAAGTTTTATAATTTTTTCAATCTGAATTAATCCGTGTTCGCTGGATAATACATTATTATCCATTAAAATAGCTGCTTTTCTTCCTTCTATAAACTCTTCTATATCTTGATTTGCTCTTATAGATCCTTCTTTTTCAGGAACTATGCACCATTTACATTTTCTAATACAACCTCGTGTCAAGAATCCATATGCTTCTTTAAAATCAGGATATATGGAATAGTCCGGGCACATGTTTTCTATTTTAGAATCAAGCTTGGTAAAGTTATATCCGGTACCACCTTTAATTATTTCTCCTAAATTGCCAAACTCCAACATGCTTTCATTTGAGAAAGTAAAAACTTTACTCATATAGGTTCGATCATAATTATCGAACATTGCCCATTCTACACTATCCCCAATTGACTTGTGATATGCTGAAATCTTCATTAAAGCTAAATTTGGAAATCCTTTCCCGTCAACATCAATTAATCCTATTTTCATTTCTTTCTTTTGTTGCAAATGTTTCCAAAGCTTCTGTCAGGTTATCAATCAAAAAATTATTAAATGCGTTCCGGTCATTTGCCAATGAAATCAACGTGTCTGTAATCCTGTCAGGTATGCTTAGTATATTATTTCTTACTTCAGTTCCGTATGCAAAAAGCTCTGTATATAGTTCTTCTTTAGGAGCTAGAATACCCTGTTTTTGTTCAAATTCAAGTTGAGCTAACTTGGCCTTAAAGATCTTTTCGTACTTCTGGGCCTGTGCCATAGAACTATCATTATTCAAATCTACTGTAAAATCTGAATCCGTTCTATTGCTTGCTTTCTGAGTATTTTGTTTTACATGAATGGAAGGTTGTTGTATATTTTCTTTACCATACCTTGACTTTGCCCCTAAATTATACGCTTCAACTTCTTTCAAAGCTTCCAGATAGTCAATTTTCTTTTTCCCATTGCTCTCAACAACTCCTTTCGAAATCTTACCAAGGTTAACAGCGTCTCGAATGGTCTTTTCGCCAACTTCAATCCGCCTTGCAAATTCCCTGAAACTTATCAACTCACTCATTTTGTTTTTTGCGTATTTAATTTTTGATGTGCGTATATGTACGCAACATTCACTCTCGCGTTAATATTGTATTAAAATTCAGGTGCGTATATGATTAATTTTTCATATCTAAATTGAAAACGGGGGTGCGGGTGCC